ATGAGTGAAAAAACAGCGGCGCCGCCCAAAGCGGATGCGTCTGCCAGCTACGACCGGCTGGACCAACTGGTCCGGCAGTTTGAAAAGGTATTCAACATCCTGATCCCAGTGGTGGCCATTGTGGTTTCCCTGCTGATCGGCAGCATCATTATCCTTGCGCAGGGGGCGTCGCCTCTGGAGGCCTACGCCGCGCTGGTGCAGGGCGCGTTCGGAGGGGCCTATAACCTGTCCAACAGCCTGGTCATGGCCACTCCGCTGATCCTGACCGGCCTGGGAATCGCCCTGGCGGCACGGTGCGGCATCATCAACCTGGGCGGAGAGGGACAGATCGTGATGGGCGGCATCTTCGCCACCTTTGTGGGGACGCTGCCCCAATTGCAGGGCCTGCCTGCCCCGGTGTATGTGCCCCTGTGTCTGCTGGCCGCCTTTCTGGGCGGAGCCCTCTGGGCTGCCGTCCCCGGGTACTTTTTCGCGCGGCATGGGGTCAATTTCATGATCACCACCATGCTGCTCAATGACATTGCAAACGGCATCATCACCGCGCTGGTACAGGGCCCCATGAAGGAGGCCGATAAATTTGCCCCTCAGTCGGCCCAGGTGGCGGTATCCGCTCGGCTTCCCATTCTCTTTTCCGGGACACGCCTTCACGCGGGCTTTTTGCTGGCGGTGATTTTGGCGGCATTGGCCTTCTTCGTGCTCTTCAAGACCCCCTTTGGGCATGATCTGCGGACGCTGGGTGAAAATCCCACGGCGGCCCGGCACGCGGGCATCCATGTCTTTGGCATGCAGATGGTCATTGTGATCCTGGCGGGAGGATTGGCCGGTATGGCCGGCTCGGCGGAGATCCTTGGGTCGCAGTACCGTCTGCGCTCGGGCTTTCTGTCTAACTACGGCTATGAGGCGCTGGCCGTGGCCATGCTGGGACAGAAGCATCCCTTCGGCGTGGTCATTGCTGGGATCCTCTTCGGCGCGCTGAAATCCGGACGGGGCAGCATGGCCCGGGCGGCCGATCTGCCCACCAGCTTCAGCATGGTGCTCAGCGGCGTCATTATCTTCTTTGTGGCGATCAGTCCCATTTTGATGAAACTGCCCCGCTATCTGGCGCTGCGGGAAATGAACCGCAAGAACCGCCAGAGCGGCAGCCTGTCCGGCACGGTCTAAGGAGGAGAGCGTATGGAATTTCTGGGTATTTTCAATCAGGATTTTTTCTATACGGCGATCCGGATGGCGGCTCCCATCATTCTGGCTGCTGCGGGCGAGGTCATGCTGGAGCGGGCCGGCATCTTCAATCTGGGTATTGAGGGCGGCATGCTCCTGGGAGCCTTCCTGGCGGTTTTGGGCTCCTATCTGTTCCAGAGTCCGTGGATGGGACTGCTTCTGGCCATCTTCGGCGGTGTGGTGCTGGGCGTGATCTTTGGATGGGCCACCATCAGCCTGCGCGCCAACCAGGCGGTGACCGGGACCGGAATCAATATTCTCTTTGCGGGTCTCACCTCTCTGCTGGCCCGGATGATCTGGGGTGTCCGGGATGTTCCCCTGACCGTGCCGGCCTTTCAGGAGGTGCCTATTCCGCTCTTGAGCGACATCCCCTTAATTGGTCCGGTCCTGTTCCGGCACAGCTTTCTGGTGTATGTCTCCTACCTGATGGTGTTTGTTTTGGCCTTTGTGCTCTATAAGACCACCTGGGGACTGAAGATCCGGGCCATCGGCGAGTATCCCAAGGCGGCCGACACCATGGGTATCCATGTCATCGGCTGGAAATATGGCATGTCGGTGCTGGGAAATGTCTGCGCGGCTGTGGCGGGTGTGATTCTGTCCATCTGCTTTACCAACTGCTTTGTGGATAACATTGCCTCCGGCCGGGGCTATATGGCGGTGGCCTGTGTGATCCTGGGCCAGTGGAATCCCTTTGGTGCGCTGGCCGGCGGACTTATCTTCGGCGCGGGCAACGCACTCCAGATGCGCCTTCAGATTTACAATGTCCCCATCCCCACCAGCCTGCTGCTGGTGATCCCGATGGTGCTGGCGCTCATCATGGTGCTGTTGGTCCGGGGCAAGGCCTCCGCCCGTCCGGCGGCTTTGTCCAAGCCCTATGAGAAATAAGAGCAGAACATATGAGACCCCCGGAAGATTTCTTCCGGGGGTCATATATGTTCAAAGAAGGAACTGCACGCCTTATGTGGTTTATTTTTTGTATCAGGGGGCATTGTTATGGAAAAACAAAATTCCCCGAAAAGTCTGTTATATAGGCTTTCCGGGGAAAACAAATATGGAAGAGAGGGATTCATACACAAAAACCGGTTGCAATGGTTATTCCGGCTTTTCCAGGATTACAAAAGACACGAGCGTCTCTTTGTGAAGATAGCGATCCAAGTTCGGGTCCACATCTACCGTCTGTGTGTTCATCTGTGAGATGACCCAACCGTCTTCTAACAATTTGTTGAGACGGACCAGATATTTATTGTCGTTGATATCATTTTGTTCCGTATAATCACGGCTATTGCTGATATAAACTACCTTTTGCATGTTTCCTCCCCTATACTGGTTCTGGTTCTAATTTGGAATATAGAAACAGTATAAATGCTGATATGTTCGAAGATGCACCAATGCCAAATCGAAGCCCAGCGAAGCGGGTTCGATTTGGGAAGGAGCCGCGACAAAATGAGTGAGAGGTGACTTTTATGGAAAAGTCGCCGCGAACGATATGACGTCCGCGGCGACGTGGTGGAGGCGGGGGGAGTCGAACCCCCTTATCAATAACGATATAACCATTGCTATATCTTGCTTATTTTTGGTCCGTGTGCAAAACTGTGTGTAAAAGTGTAGAATAGGCATCGTCGATTTTGTCGGCGTATTCGTCCTCTTTTGACTTCATCGTGTGGAGATACACGGTCTTTAGCATATGATCTGTGGCGTGCCCCATGCGCTTCTGGGTATAGGTGTTGGGCACGCCCAGAGACATAGCTACAGATGCTGCTGTATGACGCAGATCGTGGAAACGGCGGTGCGGCAACCCTAATTTATCCGACAACCTGGACAGACGGTTGTACATGGCGTGACCAGACAGGGGCACGATATACTCACCAGTTCTGGGTTGCTGCTCGATCACCTGCTTGATATGCTCCGGGAGCCGGATCAGCCGGTCACCAGAGTAAGTTTTTGTCCCTTTTCGCACCGGACCATCCGGACCGTCCACGACGGCCTGCTTGACGTGGAGATAATCTCCCTCGACGCAGTCCCAAGTCAGGCCCCGGATCTCCGATTCACGCAGACCAAGCCAGACGGCCAGCAGGAGCGGCAGCTCCATCTTTGTCCCAGCCGACGCCTGGAGCAAAGCCGCGATCTCCTCCATGTCCGGAATCTCGATCTCATGGCGTGTCTTTTGAGGCATAGTCGTACGCAGCACAAGGTCTGGGTAATACAGACCAAGCGCGGCACTGAGCAGGCCGTGAGCGTTGCGCACGCTTTTGGGAGACTTGTCCCTGGCCATCCGATTGACCGCCCGCTGGACGTGCTCCTGACGCAGCTGTGGGAGTCGTATCCCCATCAGCTCTTGTAAATCATTGCTGCGGATCTTTTTATAGCCGCGGATGGTAGCTGGAGACAGGACGCTATCCTTGCTCTCAATATAGCGGTCGATCGCCTCTCCCACAGTCATACTGTCGGGAGATTTTTGATGCTCCAGCAGGCCGGCCTTGATAGCCAGGGCTTTGGCATGGGCTACCTCAGGGTCTTCATCCACCACACTGATCCGCTCTCCCTTAACCATCACCTGGCATCGCCATGATCCGGACGGCAGCATCACCGGCGTGGGATTCGTCAGCGGTGCCGCCTTCTTTCTCCCCATGTGATCTCCTTTCTCCGGTGTCCAACTTGGATATATTTTAAAAAAGAGCCGGGGCTGTGGCCCCGGTCTCTTTTTTTAACAAGCAGCAATTACACGTTTCGATTTTCGCCGAAGAACACACGTCCGCTGCTTAAAATCTTACGATATCCGCATTGCATAGCGAAAGCCTTATCGGGGTGAACGCACGTTCTGGCGTTGCTGCACTCTAAATATCTGGAACAGCAATCCCATTCTTTCGGATAACGGTCCACCGTAGCACCTGAGATCTGGCAGAGAAACGACGTATAGAAATCGAGCGGGTGTTGATCGTCAATCATGAGACGGATGTACTTCGGCTCGGAGCTTACCTGCTTTTGGATGACACCCTCCGGAATCAGGTCAGAGAATAGAGTTGGAACGGAGATGCTGTGCTGCTTCCCGCGCAGTCGGAGCCGAAACACTGTGAAGTTGCAAAACAACACGGCGGTATATGATTTTGTGGCGCTCTGGATAAGCATGTCTGACGGGCCTCCATGGTCCTCGACAGCAGTACGCATGGCCGGCATAGTGCGCTCCAGCCAAGATGACTCCCGTGTTTTTGTCTCTGGTGTATCGGTCAGAGAAATCTGTCCTTCCAAAATTTAAACCTCCACAGCGTGAACCAGGCTGATAAAATCCTGCTCACAAATAATTTGGATATGAGCTTTTCCGGCTTGATTCAGCGCATAGGCCTTTTCCTCTTTAGAGCTCATTCCGTCTTCACCTACTAGAGTAAGGTCTTGAGTTCCTACAACGAGGTAGTCCGTTTTTCTAGATACTGATGATTTAACAATCCCGCCTACATCGACGGCCATTTGCATGGCAGCAGCCCGGTCGATAGATAGCTCTCCGGTAAACACTATGCTTTTTTGATAAAGGGGATGATCGCAGCAAAATGATTCAGAGCGTGGTGTGATATCTGATGCTTTTACTACGGGTATGCGGGTCCATGCTGGTGCTGATGCTTTTCTGCGGGAATAGGATTCTGATTTTGAGTCAGACAGCTCTGAAAACTGATGGATCTTAACATTCGACTGAGAAAAGCATAGCTGGCCAATGTTTTCAGCGCTGGATTCCTTCAAACAATTTTGGAGAATTTTTGCGCAAACAATAGCATCATCCAAAGCATTATGATGGCAACCCATATCAATTTGAAAATGATGAGCACAATTCTCCAACGACTTGCTTCCAGGTACAAACTGCTTGGCAATAGACATAGAGTCAACATAGTGAAAGTCATCTGCACGGAACCATTCCAGAGAATTTTTTAGGACCATCATATCAAAGCGAGCGTTATGGGCGACCACAAGATGTGGGCCAAAAAATTTTGAAATATCCAACCAAATTTGGTCTAAGGTAGGAGCATCTTTTACCATATCTGGGGTAATTCCATGGATTGGGATCGTATCCTTTTCAAATTCCATACCTGGAGGCTGAAGCAGACTATAAAAAGTGTCGATAATTTCCCCGCCTTTTACTGCGGCGATTCCAATTGAACAAGCACTATTGTATCGATGTGTGGCAGTCTCAAAATCGAGTGCCACAAAATCGTACAGATTCATAAAAACACTCCTGATATTTCTGTGTCCAACTTGGACACAGAATTTTTTGAAACGTGTATCTCAATGTGCAACAAATAGGGGAAGTCATACCAAGTATGACAAAATTATGGAAAGGGGCCCTATTTATGACCCAATTAGAGATCCTATTGCGTGCGCTGGCTGCTTTTCGCAAGCTGACGCCAGAACAGCAGACTACTTATCTTGAGATGCTACAATCCCTTGCAGCTGGGCAAGGACAAGATCCTGCTGCTCGGCCGTAAGCTTTTCGAACAATCTCACAAATTCCCTCTCACGCTCACCGGCCTCCGGGTCGGTGGGCGATTTTTCATCTCCGGTCGTAAGGTACTCTACGGAAGTGCCTAGTACTTCGGCAATTTTCGGCAACCTTCGTTCATAAGACTTGGTGATCTTATTTTTCCACTGGCTGACAATGGATGGTTTCACGCCAAGCGCGGAGGCGAAAGCCTGCTGCTCCGGGAATTTTTTGTCTGCAAGTTCAAAGATCCTTTCCAGAGTGTCCATAGCAGCCTCCAGTTTAAGCAATTTAAACAAATCGCAGTTTCTTAAATTGGTCACATCTCTATAATTTATGAAATTGCGATTATGTGGGGTTGACAGTTTAAGAAACTGCGATTATGATTTAACCGTAAGTTAACAAGCGGGCAGGCCACAAGTTGAAAGGAGGCGAGAGACCAATGACCATTTTCTTCGCGGTGACCACAGCGGTGTGCGCGTTTGGCTGGCTGAAAAATCGGCTGGCCCTGCTGAGCGTCCTCTACTACATTGCGTGGAAGGAACTCCCGATGCCGAATGACGAGCAAATGAAATATTGCGCCGGGAAAGCAGTGCGGAAGTTCTTCAGGGTGAAAGACCGAACTGGGCTTTGATCAGCTCTGTATTGAAAGCATTGTTAACCTAGTGTGAATGATACCACAAACACCGGGAAAGGGCAACCGGGAAGGAGGGAAACAAGTGAAGCTCAAAGAACTGCGGGAGGCGCGCGGCCTGACACTATCGCAGGTGGCCCAGGCTGCACACGTTACCAGAGCCGCCGTCTGCATGTGGGAAAGCGGGGCCCGTCAGCCCGGGCTTGATTCCCTGCTGGCCCTGGCTGACCTGTACGGCGTCTCCCTTGACGCCCTCTGCGGGCGCACCCCGCCTGGGCAGGACGCAAGCTGAAAGGAGGTGAGAGTGTAATGCTCACAGACAAAGATTATAAGCAGCAGACGGAGCTGACTAATAAAATCATACAGTTGCTGGAAAAGGAGAACTGCACGGTAAGGGAAGCCAAAGCCGTTCTGAATCGTGTTGCCAGAACGATTGATGGCACCTCGACCGTGCAGTTCGTAGAGGGACTGGACTACGAGTTCTGAGTCTCCGCTTCGTCGATCTTCAATGACGTATAGTAGTCAAGCTGATCTGCAACGATTGCGAGGATACACTGGCAGACGGAGCTGCTCATACCTCCGTTCGTGGCCCGTGGAACATGATGAAACGCACAATCGTTTCGACATTCGCCGTTAATGAACGGACAAAACATATCATTCACCCCCTTTCTCCGCCTAAATACTACCACGAAGGCGGATGGGGAGACAAGGGCGCACCCTGCCAGGACAGGACGCAAGTTGAGAGGAGGCGAGAAAATTGAAGCAGTACTGGAAATTGGATGAGGAGTACGGCGTCCCGTCGTCAATGGAGGAATGCGCCGAGCTCATCACCCGCAACGCCATGCGGCTGCGCCTGCGGAGCGGAGAGGACTACGTGCTGATCTGCCGTCAGTCCGGCCGGATCGACCAGCTTTCCACAGAGGAGCTGTGGCCGGCGGCTGTCTGATCTGCCTTAATCCTACACCAAAGAAGGAGTGAAAACCATGCCGGAGATCTGCCGGAACATTTACAAAAATGCACGGAAAGCGAAGGGATACACTCAGGAATCGGCTGCCGAGCGGCTGGGCATCAGCGTGGAGAGTATGCGGGCCTATGAGACGGGCCTGCGCATCCCAAACACTGACATCGTAAAGCTCATGGCTACGATCTATGACGCCCCCTATCTGCTCATGCTCCATCTGGAGGAGACCAACGATCTCTACCGTGCGGTCATCCCTTCGGTTCCACAGTATTCTTTACTGCGGGCGAGCTCCATGCTGGCGAGCCGGGTGTTTGCATTTGCTGACTCGCACGCGGACCGGAGGCTGATGCTCATCGCTGAGGACAACGTGGTATCCCCGGAGGAACGCCCGGAATTTGAGGAGATCCAGAATGATCTGGATGAGATTGTCCAGGCCGCACTCGCGGTCAAGATAGCAAAAGGCGGTGAAGCGTAATGCCACGGGTATATCTGACTAATGAGCAGAGAGAGAAGGCGGCCGATCAGCGCTATCTGGACCAGCTGGCCGACGGCCTGCGGATCTATCAGGCTGTCCACCGTCTCACCGCCGGAAAGCTGGCGGAATATCTGGAACTCAACCCCAGGACGCTGCGGAAGCTGCTCAATGGGGAGCCGGTCAACCTGGACACGGTGAAGCTCCGGCGGATCATGATGGCCTCCGGTCTTTCAAAGCAAGGGGAGGTGAGATCATGCGTCTGACACTGAACAAAGAGGCTGTGGCGGCCATCGTCACGGCGCTCCATGCCGCCGTCTGTGACGCGGAGGGAAACGTGGAGTTCTGGAGCCGTGATGACCTGGAGGTGGACCCGGAGGTCCAGAGGGCCTGCCTGGGCCACGCCGAGGAGCGACTGCGGGAGCGGATGGGTGCCCTGAGCGCCTTCCGTGAGGCTGTATCAAAAGGGAGGTGATACAGAATGCATGACGGAATCGTGTTTTTTGGCCTCTTGGCCGTGGCAATGGCCGCGGACAGTATTGGCCCGGCGCGCTGTGTGATTGTTTTTTTCGTAGTCCTTCTGCTGCGTATGTCCGGATCTGCGCTCAACTGGCTGGCCGCCACACGCAAAAAAAGAAAGACCCCGCTGCTGCCGAAGCAACAAGCGGAGTCTAACGTGAAAGCATTTTGATTATAGCATGTTCAATCCAAAAAGACAAGGGGGTGTTTTTGTGCCTGAGATAAAACCGGCCTACTGGGCTTTGATCCCGGCCAGCGTACGCTATGACCGGGATCTTCCAGCCAATGCAAAGCTGCTCTACGGGGAGATCACAGCCCTCTCCAACCGCAAGGGGTACTGCCACGCCCAGAACGCCTATTTCTGCGAGCTCTTCGGCTTGTCCGAGCGGAGCATTACCCGCCTGCTGTCCGATCTGGCCAAGGGCGGATATGTCCGGATCGACGTGATCCGGAGCGCAGAAAACGAGGTCATAGAGCGGCGGATCTACCCAGTCTACGATACGGCGGCTTTGCCTGACCCTCCCGACAAAAATGTCAGGACCCCTCCTGACAAAAATAACGGGACCCCTCCCGACAAAAATGTCGGGGAGAATAATACAAGAATAGAATATATACCCCCTATAGTCCCCCAAGAGGGGGACGGCGCGCCGGGGAAGCGAAAAGGGCGGACCTACAAACCGGAGCCGGACTGGAAACCAGAGCGATTCGCTAAGTTCTGGGAGTTCTACCCGAGAGGGGAGAACAAACAGGCGGCCATCCGGGCCTGGGACAAGCTACGGGCAGAGGACAGCCTGATCGACACCATGGCCGCCGCGCTGGTCCGCCAAAAGAAACGGGAGGACTGGCAGCAGGGGGTGGGCATCCCCTACGCATCCACCTGGCTCAACGGCCGCCGGTGGGAGGACGAGGAGCGCGGGCCGGACAACGCCCAGCCGGAGGCTCCGCAGCCGCGAAAGTACCACATGGCCGTGATCGACGGGGAGGAGGTGGTGGTCTATGATGACTAACGGCGTGGAGGCCGAGCAGGCCGTGATCGGCTCCATCCTGCTGGATGGCCGGTGCCTGCCGGTGGTGGAGGAGCTGCTCCGGGCGGAGGACTTCGCTCTGGAGTCGGACCGGCAGATCTACCGGGCGGCGGTCAAGCTGGCCCGGGAGGACAAGCCGGTGGATCTGGTGACCATCCTGGAGGAGGTCCGCAGCCAGCACGCGGACGTGAGCAGCGAGTACCTGATGCAGCTCCTGGAGATCACGCCCACCGCTGCCAACGTGGAGGTCTACGCCCGGCAGGTGCGGGAGCAGTCGGTGCGCCGGGCCATCCGGAGCCTGGGGGAGGAGCTCCAACGGCGGGCAGATGAGCACGACGAGACGGCTGCCCTTCTGGCCGACGCCGGGCGGCGCATCGAGGGCCTCCAGACCGAGGGGGTGACCGGGGACCTGCTGGCCCCCAACGACGCCCTCCTGGCCTTCTTTGCCCACCGGCAGCGGGTGGAGGAGGGCACGGCTAGCGGCTTCGTGCCCACCGGCTTCCGGGACATCGACATCCTGCTGGGGGGCGGGATGTTATCCAGCGGTATGTACATTCTGGCGGCCCGTCCCGGCATGGGCAAGACCACCGTGGCCCTCAACATCGCCGACCGGGTGGCCGAGCGGACCGGCCCGGTCCTCTTTGTCTCCCTGGAGATGGACGAGGAGCAGCTCATGGCCAAGCGCCTGAGCCGCCTCTCCGGCATCCCGGGCCACCGTCTCCTGATGGACAAGCTCACCGAGCCGGAGGGGCGGAGACTGGCCGAGGCCAGCTCCAAGCTCAGCCGACTGCCGGTGCATATCAGCCAGCGCCCCGCGGTGACGGTGGACGACATCGCCCTCCTGGCCCGGAAGGTCAAGGGGGTCAAGCTCCTGGTGGTGGACTACATCGGCAAGATCACCCCCGGACAGGGGGCCCAGCGCAAGAACCGCATCGAGTACATGACCGAGATCTCCGGCGCCCTCAAGACCCTGGCCCGGACCCTGCGCATCCCGGTGCTGGTCCTCTGCCAGCTCAACCGCCAGACCGAGGGGCAGAGCGACAAGGTCCCCCAGCTCGCCCACCTGCGGGACACGGGGGCCATCGAGCAGGACGCGGACGGGGTGATCTTCCTCTACCGGGAGGACTACTACGCCGAGAAGAAGCCCAGCGGCTTCGATCCCTCTCCCCTGGAGGTCATCGTGGCCAAGAACCGCCACGGCAGCACCGGGAAGTGCGAGATGGCGGCCTGTCTGGCCCTGAGCAAGATCAACCCGGTGAGCAACGACCCGAGACGGGCATGGAGGGCGGAATGTGCAGCAGGGAACTGACGCTTCTGGAGGCGGAGATCCTCCGCCACGAAGCCATGGCACTGGCCGACCCGGACCGCCGGGGCGAACACGAGGAGGTGGCGGCCGCCCTGCGCCAGGCGCTGGCCGCCCTGAGAGAGGAGAGAGATCATGCACCTCGGTGAGAAATACCGCTTCACCCCCCACGCCTTCACGGGCGAGGTGGGGAAGACCAAGGGCCCAATGCCCTGCATCCCCCGGATGGTGACCGGGCGGATCGTGTACATCAACGAGGCCCACCGGTACTTCACGGTGGAGGCCAGCGTGGACTGGGCCACTATCCGGGAGAGCTTCAAGTTCGACGAATATCGATGAAAGGACGATGCAGCGTGAAAGCATTTGCCATTGTGAACCGAAAGGGAGGGGTGGGCAAGACCACCACCGCCGTCAATCTGGCCTACGTGCTGGCCACTAGCTGCCGCCTGAGGGTGCTGCTTGTGGACTGCGACGGTCAGGCCAACGCCACCCAGATCCTGCTCCCCCGGGGGGAATATGCCGGGCTGGGGGCCCTGCTGCGGGGCTGGGCCTGCTGCTACGCCGATCTGGTGGAGCACACCGATGTAGATGGCCTGGACGTGCTTCCCGCATCTGAGGACTTATGGGCCCTGGACATCGAGGCCGCCGGCGGGGACCGGGGCCGCTGTTACCGGGCCATCCGGGATATGAGGGAGGCTCTGGAGGAGGACGACGCCTACGACGTGATGGTGATGGACTGCCCGCCCAACCTGGGGGCATCCTGCGTGTCCGCCATCCTGGCCAGCGACGGCATCATCGTCCCGGTGCTCAGTGATGCCTGCTCCGCCACCGGCGTGGGGGATCTGGTGGACCAGATCGCGAGCCTCCGATCACTCCGGCCAGACCTGCGCGTTTCCGGTGTGCTAGTCAACCAATGGCACCGGAGCCCTGTGGTGGAGGGATCTGTAGAGTACCTCCGCAAGGAGGGGCACATCCCCGTCTATGATACCGTCATCCGGCGCACAGACAAAGTGCCGGAGAGCTCCTGGGCCAGGATGGCTGTCCAGGCCTGGAGCCCCTTCTGCTCGGCAGCCAGGGACTACCGGGCGTTGGCGTCGGAGCTGGCGGAAAAGGAGGACATCCGGCATGGGGAAGCCTGATTTGGGGCGCCTGATCGCCCAGACCATGGCCCAACCCGCAGAGGAGCGGACCATCGAGGCCGTCACCGGGGACATCTTGGAGGCGCAGCGTAAGGGTGGGGAAGCGGTCCTCACCATTGGCCGGTGTCTCATCGAGGCAAAGGATATGCTGCGCCATGGTGAGTGGCTTCCGTGGCTAGCTGAGAAGGTAGGATATTCTGAGAAAACCGCACAGAATTTCATGCGTCTGGCCCGGGAGTTCTCAAATCCGCAAGCGATTGCGGATTTGGGTGCCACCAAGGCGTTGAAGCTGTTGGCCTTGCCTGCGGATGAGCGGGAGCAGTTCGTGGCCGACCACAACGTTATCGACATGACCACTCGCCAGCTGGAGGCTGCTATCAAGGAGCGGGACGAAGCCAGGGCCCACGCCCAACAGGCTGAGCAGGAGCGGAGCGAGGCCCAGCAGTCCGCCCAAAAACTCCAGGAGACGCTGCACGACGTACTGGAGGACCGGTCGGACGCCTATCAGCGCCTGGAGAAGCTCACCGAAGAGTTGGACGAGCTGAAAGCCCGGCCGGTGGAGGTGGCCGTGGAGACGGTGGTGGACCAGGAGGCCATCAACAAGGCCAAAGACGAGGTGCGCGGCGAGATGCAGGCCAAACTGGATAAGGCCAAGGAGGCCGCCGCAAGAGCCAAGTACCGGCAGCAGGAGGCCGAGGCCAAGTTGGACAAGGTCCAGACCCAGCTCCAGGACGCGGAGCGAGCCCGGAAAAACGCCGCGATGGCCGCCGATGAGGACATGGCTGCCTTCAAGGTCCTCTTCCAGCAGGCCCAGGAGAATGCCAACAAAATGCGGGGCATCCTGCTGAAGCTGCGGGCCCGGGAGGACCATGCCTCCGCTCAGGGTGCGGAAAAGGCCCTGAAAGCCCTGGCGGAAGCCATTGGGAGGTGTGTGGAATGAGTGCCATTGAGAAGCTGAAGGCCCAGCAGGCAAAAGTGAAAGAGGGCTCGCCCCAGTGGATGGTTGCGGAGCAGCTGATGGACCTGTGCCGGGCGGAGCCAGCGTGCGCCGAGCTCCTGGACCAGGACCTGGAGGTAGAGGCCATGTCCATCGTGGAGGCGGAGAAGAAGATCAAGGCCTTCGCGGACCAACACAAGAGCGGTGGATTCGCCTGCGTGAATCCGGTGGACTCGGACCGCATCCTCCGGGAGTTTTACGGCCTGCCCCGGCGTGGTGAGGCTACCGCGCCCGGCCCTCTGGCCCTGGATCTGGCCGACTTCCTAGGGTGATCGCCATGGAGGATGTGCGTGAGCTGGTGCCGCGGAAACTGCCGGAGGGTTTTCTCACCTGGGCGGCCGCGGCGCTGGAGGGAGAGCTGGACACCCACGGCTTTCTCTACGAAGTGGAGTGGGTGGAGGACTACGGACTGGACTTCTTGCTGGACGAGTGGGCAAGAGCCAAAAAGCGGAAGATGGTGCGGGTGCAGTGTTCCTGCTGCGGCTATGAGGACCGATACCACTACGGCAAGGGCCAGCGGGGATACGGATTTGTCCTGCCGGAGAGCTACACCGAGGTAGAGGGCGGAACGGTCTACGAGGACGGAGACAGCATCCTGTGCCCAAGCTGCGGCTGCCCTGTGCAAATCCGCCGGAGGGCGGGCCTGAAGGGAAGAGGCTATTTCGTGCCCGCTGAGAGCCGCGCCATGAGCGCCGCTGTGGTGGGAAATGAGCGGCTCCTAGTCCTGACGGGCTGGGTACTCCAACGCCGGGTGTTCTACGGCGGAGGGGAGCGCCTGGAGGCCATCCCGGCGGAGGCCTATGTGTTCTCCGCCCGGGACTGCGCCCAGCTCATGGGCTGGGCCAATGCATACAGCGGCACGGCTGGGTACTTCATCCAGTACACCCGCGCCTGGCGGCAGCCAAGGAACTGGACCGACCGCTGGGGGAATGAGGAACACATCTTCGGCCTCACCGAGGAACTTCTGGAAGAGAGCAGCCTGCCACACTGTAAGCTGGACGTGTACATGGAGCACCGGCCGGGGGCATATCACTTCCCGGTGGAATGGCTCCGGCTCTGCCAGGCCCATCCAAACGCGGAGGCGGCGCTGATCCACGGCCTGCCCCGGGTGCTGGACGATCTCATCTACACCAAGTGCCGCCTGGAGCAGAATAAACAGGGGGATATCGAAGTCCACGAGCTGGACTGGAGCCAGACCAAACCTGCCCGGATGCTTCATCTCAACCGGGAGGAGCTACGCCTGGCCCGGGAACAGGACTGGGGGAGGCTCTTCTGGGACCTATTCCGGTACAGCAAGGCGGCCGGGGAGCTCTTGACCGGGGAAGACATGGTGAACGCCTTCCGACTGGGAGATGAGCATGTGGGCCAGCTGGTGGGGCGCGGGCCGGTGGCCAAAAGCATCCGGTATCTGCTCGGGCAGTGCGAGCTGGCGGAGACCGGATATGTCCCGGAGCCGGAGGACGAGGACCCGCCAGCGTATGCCGCCGTTCCGGACGTGCAGATCCTCACTGACTACTGGGACATGGCCCAGCGGCTGGGGTGGGACCTCACCAATGAGCGGGTGCGCTTCCCGCACGACCTGTTTGCCGCCCACGACGAGGCCGCTGCCCAGGCGGCCCAGCGGGAGGAGAAGGGCCTGGCGGCGAAATTCCGGGTGCGCCGGATGGTGTTGCGCAAGTATGTCTTTGCCGCGGACGGCTTGCTGATTCGCCCGGCGGGGAGCCAGAAGGAGCTTACAGACGAGGGGAACGCTCTCCACCATTGCGTCGGCACTTATGGAAAGAAGCATGCCAACGGGGAAACTGCCATCTTCTTTATTCGGAAAAAGACCGCACCACGGGAGTCCTACTTCACCCTGGAACTGGACGAACAGGGGTTGACCGTGCGGCAGAACCGAGGGATGCGCAATGGCCCGCGCACGCCGGAGGTGCTGGCCTTCGAGGAACTGTGGCTGAGCTGGGTACGAGCGGGAGCTCCACGGGACAAGACTGGGCGGCCGGTAGTGGAAGTTGTCACCTCATGGACTGCATAAGAAATGGAGGTATAGCCGTGGAGAAGGAGAAGATCGACCGCCTGGCGCTGATCGGGCAGCTCAGGCCGTTCGCTGGAAAACAGAGCAGCCATATCTCCATTCGTCCGACCCTGGTGCGCTCTGCTGTCCAGGCACTGGAGGAGGCGGAGCGGGAGGTGCGCTGCCTCCGCTGGGCCATCCGCCGACTAGAACAGAAGCGGGAGCCCAGGCCGGAAAGGGAACCGCCGCCGGCGTGGGCGGGACAGATGCTCCGCCGGTTTGAGAGGCTGGAATAAGAACGGCTCCGGCCTTCTGCCGGGCGGGGTGCGCGCTCCGCCCGGACCTCTCTTTGACCTCCGGGCGCCGCCCTTCCGGCGGCGTCCGGCAGAGGGCCGGAGCAATGTGTCCAAGTTGGACACGGAGGGAGGTTTATATGAGATATCAGTATCTGGAAAGCGGCGAGTATGAGACGGACGTGGTTGCGGCATTTTGCTCGTTTTGCGGGGAAGGGGACGACTCCTGTGAAGAGTGCTCACCGACTGGCTGCCCGGCCGCCCGGTTTGGGATAAGGGCGTATGCGAATGCGAACACAGCGGAGGCCGCGATGCGCATGGGGCTGCGCCTCATCCCGGACAGTGAGGAAGAAGCTGCGCAGATCCGGGAGTTGTCCGCAAGACTGGAGGCAGAGCTGGGGTATGAGTAAAAAGAATATGCGCCGCATCCGCTTTTCGGATAGAGACCCTGGTTTGTATGGACTTACATATCCAGATCCGGAAGGAAAAGGCGGGATCCATAAGTTGGGGTGGATTGCCTACGCCTACCCTCCACCCCACATCGACCGAGAAGCGTGGGAAAAGCCGTGTAAAATTTGCAACGGGAAAACCACGTTATACCAGCATACAAATAGCACAAAACTGTTTATGAACACTTTTGGACAGGCAGCAACTTTAGTAACTGAGTGCAACGCTTGCCCTCCGTATGCGAAATGTTGCATGAAGGATGTTTCTGCGAACTCAGCCTTTCGAATCAAATTCTGCCCAGAGTGCGGCCGCCCTCTCACAGAGGGAGCATGGTCTGAACTAGAGAAGAGAGCGAGGGGAATCAAGAAAGATGGGACTTAACCTTTGCGATAGATGCGTTGCAGATTGCAGACACCACCGAGAACCAAATGAAATTGTGGTCAAATGCGGGGCATTTAAGGCTCCCGAGACAAACGCAGATCGTATCCGGTCCATGAACGATGAGAAATTGGCAGATTTTATAAACCGATGTATGTCTGAAGATAGTGCCCCTCATATTTGCAGAAACCTGCCAGAGTGTGATGAAGATGTGGAAAAAGACACGCTCATACCGCTGGAACGATGCAAACAGTGTTTGTTGCACTGGCTCAGTCAGCCGGCGGCCGAGTTTTGGGTGAACCAAGGGGATGCCGATGAGTAAACGGATCAAGACCATCACCGCCGGGCGGCTGGTGTCTGCTGTGTGTTACACGGTGGCCGGCCCCCGGGACGGGGAGCAGGAACGCTCCTGCAAGCGGGAGATGAGCAGCGCCGGACAGGATAGCATCAACCTCCGGAGATCCTGGCAAAAGCTTGAGATGACACTGGCCGCCAATTTTGGAGGGCAGGATCTCCACGTGGTCCATACATACGACGATGCACACATCCCCATCCACAAAGACGCGGCCCTGAAGCAGTACCGGAAGATGCTCAAACTGCTCCGGGGTGCGCGGAAGATGGCAGGGCAAAAGACCCGGTACATCTATGTGACCGAGCAGCTCTCCTCCGAGGGCGGGCGCCTCCACCACCACATGGTCCTCAACGGGACCGGCCGGGATGTGGAGGTGCTCCGCTCCCTCTGGCCCTATGGGCAGGTGGAGGTGGAACGGCTGGATGTGTGGGAGGGCTACGAAGCCCTGGCCCGCTACCTCACCAAGGAACCCCGGGAGGTGGGCAAGTGCCGGGTGGGGGAGCGGACCTGGACGCCGTCCATTGGACTGCTCAAACCAAAGACCGAGACCGAGACGGTCAAGGACAACGTCACCATCACGCTGCCGCCCGGGGCGTTCGTCCTGTCCCGGAAGGCGGACAACAACGGGTGGGGCGAATATCTGTATTTGAAGTACCTGCTGCCGGAAAAGAAGGGAGACAAGAAAGGAAGACGGCCACCGGCCAAACGGAAACCTGCATAGCTCGCGCGTCTTGTTTCTGTCTGGAAACAGGGTGTAACTTCTGGGAAGGAGATGGAAAACAGCTGTGGAAACATTGAAACATAGCCCCAAATGTGGTAAACTAATTATCAAGGACGGATACGTCATTTGCCCTGTATGCAAACGGCGCACGTCTCAGATGATCCGGCCTGACACACAGGCGCGGCGCCTGCAACTCTGGTGCCGCCACTGCAAGGCGACGACCATCGTGAATATCGAGAGTGGCCAGTGCTTTCTTAGCCAGTGCCCGACAAACTGATCCCTGGATGGGGGCAGTGTCGGGCGCTGGCTTTTTGTTTTGCCCGGAGGTGATAGCCCGGGACGGAAGCCGGTGTCCGACTTGGACACAAGGGGGTGCTGGCATGATCTCAGCGCTGCGGCTGAACCAACTTAAGGCGCTGATTAAATCGGGCAGGGAAGCCCGCTTTTACGACTGGCCCGAGTGGCATGCAGTCCGTGCGGAAGTGCTCCGCCTGGACAGGCGGGAGTGCGTTCGCTGCCGGGAGCAGAAACACCGGTACCGGCCGGCCAGGATCGTCCACCACGTCAGGCATCTCCAGGACCGGCCGGATCTGGCGCTCAGCATCGTGGACCCGGACACCGGAGCGCGTCAGCTGGTCAGCGTCTGCAAGGACTGCCACGAGGAGCTCCACCCGGAGAGCCTGCGCAGGCTTCCGCAGCGACGCGCGCCGCTGACGGCCGAGCGGTGGGACTGATACCCCCCGTCCAAAAAACGCAGGTCCCGCCATTGGGGCCTAATCGGGTGGGTCTAGGACATTCTCGGCGCATCGCGCACCCACGCGCGCCCCGCCGGGCAGAGCGAGCCGGACAGGAGGAATGGCATGGCAAAAAAGCCGGAACAGACAAAAGCGTACCGAGAACTCCGGCAATCCATGATGGAGAGTCTGGAGGCCCGGGGCATGGTGGAGGCCGCATACACCGACAAGGTCCGGGAGTACATGAATTTTTGGATCCAGCTCAAGCAGCTGGAGGAGGATGTGGCCCAGCGCGGCGTGTGCGTGCTGGATGAAAAGCGCGGCATGATGGTGGAGAACCGCAGCATCTCCCTGGCGGTCCAGGTCTCCCGGCAGATGCTGGCCATCTATACGGCGCTGGGCTTCAAGGACGATGGACAGGGCCGGGGCGGTGAGGACGATGAGCTGTAACCTGCCGCCGGAGATCTGCCGGTATCTGGAGTCCGTGGAGGCGGACACCCCGCGGGCCTGCCCGGAGCAGCACGCACTGTGCGCCTATATCCGCCGCTGCTTTGAAGTCGAGGACATCCGTGTGGACACGGAGCAGCTGGCAAAATACCTGGGACTCATCCGGTATTTTCCCTTTGAGCGGCTCTTTCCATGGGAGGAGTTCCTTCTGGCGCTGTGGGACTGCACCTATAAGCCGGACGGGACGCCCCGCTGGAAAACGCTGCTGTGCATGGTTGGGCGCGGCGCGGGAAAGGACGGCTTCATCGCCTTTGACGGGGCCTGCTCCATCTCGCCCTATAACCCCGTCAGCCATTACAACGTGGACATCTGCGCCAACAACGAGGAGCAGGCGGTCACACCGGTGAAGGATCTGGCTGAGGTGCTGGAGTCCCCGAAGTATGAGAAGAAGCTGAAACGCCACTATTACCACACCAAGGAGCTCATCCAGGGCCGGAAAAACAAGGGCGTGATGAAGGGCCGGACCAATAACCCCAAGGGCCGGGACGGGATGCGCTCGGGCAAGGTGGTCTTCAACGAGGTCCACGCCTTTGAGAACTACGACAACATCAAGGTCTTTATCACCGGCCAGGGCAAGGTGGCCCAGCCCCGGGTGGGGATCTTCACCTCCAACGGAGAGGTGTCCGACGGGCCGCTGGACGACTACCTGGCGCGAGGCCGGAGGATCCTCTTCGAGGGAGAGCCGGACAACGGGTTTCTGCCCTTCATCTGCTGCCTGGGCAGCCGGGAGCAGGTCCATGATCCGGAGAACTGGTATATGGCAAACCCCTCGCTCTTTTATCTGCCGCACCTCCGGCAGGAGATCGAGGACGAGTACCGGGAGTGGGTGGACCACCCGGAGCAGAACGGAGATTTTCTAACCAAGCGCATGGGCCTGCGCGCGGGGCAGAAGGAGATCTCGGTCACGGACTATGAGAAGGTCAAGGCCACCAACCGGCCCCTGCCCGATCTGACCGGGTGGAGCTGCACCGTGGGTTTGGACTACGCCGAGCTCTCCGACTGGGCGTCGGTCAACTACCATTTCCGCCGGGGGGCGGAGCGGTATGACGTCAACCATACATGGATCTGCGCCCAGTCCAGGACGCTCCCCCGGGTCAAGGCCCCCTGGAGGGACTGGGCCGCCCGAAAGCTCGTGACCGTGGTGGATGATGTGAGCATCCACCCGGACCTGCTGGCGGCAGACATCCAGGACATGGCCCGGCGCTGCCATGTGCGCATGCTGGCAATGGACCACTACCGCTGGACGCTGGTCTCCGAGAGCATGAAGAAGATCGGCTTTGACGCAGGGGACAAAAAGCGGGTGAAGCTGGTGCGGCCGTCGGACATCATGATGGTGGACCCGGTGATCCAGGAGTGCTTTGACCGGCAGCTCTTCACCTGGGGAGACCAGCCGCACCTGCGCTGGGCGGTCAACAACACCAAGCGGGTGCGCAGCTCCAAAAAAATGGGGGTGGACACCGGGAACTTTATCTACGCCAAGATCGAGGGGAAGAGCCGCAAGACCGACCCATTTATGGCCCTGGTGGCCAGCATGACCATCGAGAGCGCCCTGGGTGAAGGCGCACCGGTGAGCGCCCCGCCGGTGGGGGTAATCCAATTATGAGGAGGTGATCCAGACGGCGATGCATTTTTTCAAGTGGCTGCGCGACCGGTCCGGCACGCCGTCCACCGTGGAGGTGAGCTGCCGGGAGCTGTTTGAGGCGGCCCAGGAGTACCAGGTGCGGGAGCTGTGCTTCTGGATCTGCGCCAACATGGTGGCCAATGCCATGGGCCGCTGCGAGTTTCGTACCTTCCGCAACGGGGAGGAGATCCAGGAAAAAGACTATTACCTCTGGAACATCTCCCCGAACGTGAACCAGAACGCCACCGCGTTCATGCACAAGCTGGTTGCCCGGCTCTATCAGGACAATGAGGCGCTGATCGTCAACACCCTCGCCCGGAACGATATGGATGCCCTGGTGGTGGCGGACAGCTGGGAGACGCCGGAGGAGTGGCCCTCCCGTCAGAACGAGTACCGGGGTGTGGTGGTGGGAGGGTATCAGTACCAGTATCCCCTCTATGAGTCCAATGTGCTCCACCTGAAGCTCAACCACACCAATATGCGCCCCATCGTCAACGGGCTCTATCAGTCCTATTACCGCATGGTCTCCGCTGCCATGAAGGCCTACGCCTGGGACAGGGGACAGCACTGGAAGGTCCATGTGGCCCAGATGGCCCAGGGCGACGACGGATGGGCCAAGACCTTCCAGCAGATGATCCAGGATCAGGTGAAGCCCTTCCTGGACAGCGACGGGGCCATCCTGCCGGAGTTTGATGGATACACCTATGAGAACGTGGGCGGAAAGCTGGGCGGGGACACTCGGGACATCCGGGCCATGATCGAGGATATCTTCGATTTTACCGCCCGGGGCTTCCTTATCCCGGCGGTGCTGACCAACGGGAAGGTGGAGGGAACCGCCGACGCCAACACCCGCTTTCTGACCAACTGCATCGACCCGCTGTGTGACCAGCTCCAGGAGGAGATCGTGCGCAAGCGGTACGGGTACGACCAGTGGAAACGGGGGAACTACCTGCGGATCGACTCCAGCAGTATCATCCACTTTGACCTTTTCGCCAATGCGGCCAACGTGGAGAAGCTGGTGGGCTCCGGGGCATACACCATCAATGATGTGCGCAGGGCGGCCAACCAGGCCACTATAAACGAGCCGTGGGCGGATGAGCATTTCATGACCCTGAACATCTCGCCCATGGGAGAGGCCACCCGAAAATTGAGCGCAAAGGAAGGAGGAACAAAGTGAATCAGAAAAAGACAATGTGGGAGATCAGGCAGGCTGCCAGCCCCGGCACCCTGGACCTCTACATCTACGGGGACGTGATGGAGGACGGGTACGACTGGTGGCGGGATGAGATCATCCGCAGCGAGACCAGCGCCAACACGTTTCGGGAGGAGCTCTCCGCCCACCCGGATGTGAAGCAGATCAATATTTATGTCAACAGTTACGGCGGATCGGTCTTTGAGGGAACGGCCATCTACAACCAGCTCAAGCGCCACCCCGCCCATAAGACGGTGTATGTGGACGGCTTTGCCTGCTCCATCGCCTCGGTCATCGCCATGGCGGGCGACGAGGTGGTCATGCCCCGGAACACCCTGATGATGATCCATAACATGTGGATGTGCGCCATGGGAAACGCCGGAGAGCTGCGGAAGGCGGCCGACGACCTGGACACCATCAACGCCGCCGGCCGCCAGGCCTATCTGGCCAAGTCGGGGGACCGCCTGGACGAGGAGGCCCTCACCGCCATGATGGACGAGGAGACCTGGCTCACCGCGGAGCAGTGTATCCAGTACGGCCTGGCCGACCGGTACGCCGAGCAGGAGGCCGACATGTCCGGGGCGGCGGCTGTCCTCCAGAAGGCCAACCTGACGCTGGAGCAACGCATCGGCATCCAGAAGAGCCTGGCGGCTCAGCTCCGGCAGCTGACCCAGGGGGACACGGGCGGCCCTGCCACACCGCCCAGCCAGGGCGCAAAGACCAACCCCATCTTTACTTTGTTTGAGAGGAGATAAGCTATGAAATCCAACGACATTCTCAACCGGGAGGAAATCCGCACCCTCATGCAGAAGGCCATCAAAGAGGGCGACACCGAGGGCTTTTATCAGGCCTTCGACCAGATGCTGGAGCTGATCCAGGAGGACATCCAGCAGAAGTATGACGCCCGCATCGGCGAGATGCAGCAGGAGATGGACTCCCGCATCCTGGCCGCCCGGGGCGTCCGGCAGCTCACCGCGAAGGAAACGGAATATTATCAGAAGCTCTCCCAGGCCATGAAGTCCAGAGACCCCAAGCAGGCCCTGGCCAATCTGGATGTGGTCATGCCGGAGACCATCATTGATGCCGTCTTTGATGAACTGCGCACCTCCCATCCGCTGCTCTCCCGGATCTCCTTCATTCCCACCGGCGGCGCCATCAAGATGATGATGAACACCAACGGGTACCAGGAGGCCGCGTGGGGCCCTCTCTGCGACGAGATCGTCAAGGAGCTGACTTCCGGCTTCAAGGAGGTGGAGACCGGCCTTCTGAAGCTGTCCGCCTTCCTGCCGGTTTGCAAGGCCATGCTGGACCTGGGCCCTGTGTGGATGGACAGCTATGTCCGCCAGGTGCTCTATGAAGCCCTGGCCAACGGCATGGAGGCCGGCATTACAGTGGGCGACGGCGATAACAAGCCCATCGGCATGAACCGGGACGTGAGCGAGGGCGTCAGCGTCTCCGGCGGAAAGTATCCGGAGAAAAAGACCGTTGAGGTCACCAACCTGGACGCCGAGACGGTGGGAAATCTGCTCTCCCTGCTGGCGGTAGATGGAAACGGAAAGCCCCGCGCGGTGCGGGATGTGATCCTGGTGGTCAATCCCCAGGACTACTTCCAGAAGGTCATGCCTGCCACCACCGTCATGGCCCCCGACGGCACCTACCGCAGCGATGTGCTGCCCTATCCGGCCTCCATCATCCAGTCTCCCGCCCTGCCGGTGGGCCGGGCCATCTTCGGCATGGCCTACAAGTACTTTGCCGCAGCCGGCACCGCGACAGACGGCCGCATCGAGTACTCTGACCACTACCGCTTCGTGGAGGACGAGCGGGTTTACCTCATCAAGGCGTATGCCAACGGACTGCCCATGGACGACAATGCGTTCCTCTACCTGGACATCTCCAAACTCCAGCCCACCGTCTACAAGGTGCAGCCGGTAGAGGCGCCCGCCGCGGTCACCGATGCCAATCTGGTCGACCTGAAGATCGGTGCACTCACCCTTACGCCAGCCTTTGCCGGGGAGACCACATCCTATACCGCGAGCACCACCAACGCCACCAATGTGATTAAGGCTACCCCCAAGCACGCCGGAGCGGTGATCGAAATCACCAACAAGGACACGGACGGCGACACCACAAATCCCGTGCCCAACGGCTCCGCCGTGACCTGGTTTGACGGCTCCAATACGCTGACCGTGAAGGTCACCGCCGCCGACGGTGAGACCACCAAGTCGTACACCGTCACCGTGACCAAATCCTGATGGCGGGACGGGACAGCCTGCCCGCCGGGCTGCTGGCCGACGTGAAGAACTACCTGGACATCACCTGGGACGATGAGGCCACCGACGCCAAGGTGTCCGGCCTCATCGCCTCAGGCATGGCCTATCTGGACGGCAAGCTGGGGGAGGCAGGGGACTACACCCAGGACGGAATGCCGCGCACGCTCCTGTTTGAGTATGTGCGCTATGCCAGGGACAGTGCGCTGGATGTGTTCGAGGGGAACTATCTGGCGCTGATCCTGGATATGCAAAACGAGAGGGCGGTGAGGCGCTATGCGGAAAACGCCGTTTCGGCCCCGTGACGACCGTATCACCCAGGGGTACAACGACGGCCTGCTGACGGTTTACGGTGTCACGGACGCCGGACCGCCCGGCGGCCTCCCGATCGAGAAGCCGGTCAAAAAGGCGGTGCTCCGCTATGAGGAGCGCCGCCTGGGATTGCAGCGCTACTATTCTGGGAAGCAGAATCAGGTGGAGGTGGAGCGGGTGGTCCGCACGCCCCGCCTGGCGTGCGTGAGCAGCCAGGACCTGGCCGTGACGGAGGACGGGCGGCAGTACCGGATCGATATGGTGCAGAGCGCCCCGGACGTCTACCCGCCCAGCATGGACCTGACCCTCACCAGGATCGACCAGAATTACAAGGTGTCCGACTTGGACACATCCGGGGAGGGGGATGGACATGGACTGGTATGACACCATCAAAGCGGCGCACTTGGCGGTCACCGATGCGGTGAGCCACGCCAGACGCCTCAAGTCGGAGCGCTATTTTGTCTGGCAGGAGGACGGAACCAACGATCTTGCGGCAGACGGCGGCCACGCGGAGCGGGCGGTCACCGGCACCACGGACCTCTTCACCCGGCAGGAGCGGGACCCCTGGGCGGAGGAGCTCGGACAGGCCCTCAGCGAGTACGGTGTGTCCTGGAGCCTCAACTCCGTGCAGCATGAGGAGGAAACCGGGTTCTTCCACTACGAGTGGGTCTGGGAGGTGCTGGCCTGATGGCGACCATCAACTTCAAGGGCGGCGAGGACTACATCATGAAGCTCTCCAAGCTGGAGGCCGGGCTGAAGGACCAGGTCCTCGGAGCGGCCATTTACGGGGCAGCCGGCATCGTCGCCGACGAGATCCGCAAGACACTGGACCAGGTGCCCACCGACGAGCGGTTCGGAACGTCAGACAGCCCCACGAGAGGGCCGAAGAAAAGACAGCGGGATGGGCTGGCGCACAGCCTGGGCATTGCCTCCATGCAGGACGACGGCACCGGGTATCTGCACGTCAAGATCGGGTTTGACGGGTACAACGACATCCGCACCAAGCGCTGGCCCAACGGCCAACCCAACCAGATGGTGGCCCGGTCGGTGGAGAGCGGCACCACCTGGATGAAGAAGAATCCCTTTGTGCGCAAGGCTGTGAACGCCTCCAAACAGCGGGCTGTGGCGTTCATGCAGCACTCTACGGAAAAAAACATCGAAGATCTTATGAAGTAAGGAGCGATACCTATGGCAACCATTGGCGTTTCCAAACCCTACTATGCCAAGTATTCCGCCTCGGGCGGCAGCGTGACCTACTCCGCCGGCGGCGTGATGGGAAAGGCCACCGAGGTCGGGGTGGAGATCGAGACCAGCGACGACAACAACCTCTATGCCGACAACGGCATCGCCGAGACCGACCGGCAGTTTGCCGGCGGCACCCTCACGGTGAAGCCGGACGATCTCTCGGACGAGGTCTCCAAGGCCATCCTGGGCCTGGCCGAGCAGGAGGTCGGCGTGATCGACGGCGTGACCGACAAGAGCGTGAAGGAGCTTTTGTACAATGACGACCAGGTGACCCCCTATCTGGGGGTGGGCTTCATCATCAAGAAGCAGGTGCGCGGCGTCACCAAGTGGCGGGCCATCGTTTTGACCCGCGTCATGTTCTCGGTACCCGCCGACGCGGCCACCACCCAGGGGGAGAGCATTGAGTGGCAGGTCCCCGAGCTCACGGCCACCATCATGCGGGACGAGAGTGAAAAGCACAGCTGGAAGAAGGAGGCCACCTTCACCACTGAGGCCCAGGCCGAGGCCTACATCAAGAACCGCCTGAGCATCACGGAGGGCCCCTGATATGAGAACGGCGATGATTACCCTGGACGGGAAAGCGTACCCCCTGTGTTTTTCCACGCGGGTGGTGCGGTCCTGCCACGAGCGATACGGCGGCATCGATCAGATCGGCCAGGCGCTGAGCGGGAACGACCTGATGGAGGTCTTGGACGAGACGCTGTGGCTCCTCTCGGCCATGCTGGACGCCGGATACCGGCACGCAAAGCTCAACGGGGAGGAGTCTCCGGTGCCTCCCGACCAGGAGACCCTCTATGACCTGTGCGGCATGGATGACCTGGCGGGCCTCAAGGCCAGAGTCATGGAGAGCATGTCGGCCGGCGCGTCTCACTCGGTGGACGCACAGCCCCCAAAAAACGCGACCGCCACTCAGGGAGAGAAGGAGACGACGGGCCAATCGGCCCCGAGTGGTACATCTGGTACGGATTGAAGATTGGCCTGACCTATGACCAGGCGCTGGATCTCCCCTTTGGAGAACTGCTGGATCTCATCGCCATTGAGCAGATCAAGCACGAGGGGATGGTCCGGCGCCGGGTCCTGAGCGACGAAGAGATTATCCCGGATGTGAGGTGAGGAGCGTTGAGCGTGGATATCGGCCCAAAAATCGGAATCGACGGCGAGGCCGAATTTCGCAAGCAGCTGGGCAACATCAACCAGCAATTAAAGACCTTGGGCAGTGAAATGAAGGCGGTGACCTCCGCCTTTGACGCGGGAGACCAGAGCGAGGCGGCCCTGGGAGACCAGAGCGAGGTCCTCAACCGCCAGATCGAGGCCCAGGAGCAAAAACTTGCCCTGCTGCGCAAGGGCCTGGACGCTGCTGCCGAGAAGTACGGCGAGAACGACAGCCGCACGCTTCGCTGGGCCCAGGCGGTGAACGACGCCACCGCAGACCTGAACAAGATGAAGTCTGCGCTCTCCAAGACGGAGGGTGACATGGACGATCTGTCCGACACGACAGAACAGGCCGGAGAGGCTGCGGAGCAGGCTGGCGGGAAGTTCAGCAGCATGACAGTCGCCCTTGGTAATGTGGCATCCAGCGGGATCCAGGCGGCCGCCAGCGCCATCGGGAACGCGGTCAAGAGTCTTTTCAGCCTGGACGAATCCACCGAGGAATACCGGGTGGCGCAGGGAAAGCTCAATAGTGCTTTTGAGGCTGCTGGCTCTGACGCGGATATGGCGTCGTATGCGTATAAAGAATTTTATAAAATTCTCGGCGACACAGATACCGCCACGGAAGCATCACAGCTTTTGTCTAAGCTGTCTACTGACGGCGAGGACATCGCATATTGGACACACATTGCAGCTGGTGTGTTTGGTGAGTTTGGCGACTCTATCCCTGTTGAGGGACTGATCGAAGCCAGTAACGAAACCGCTAAAACCGCGAAAGTAACCGGCGTACTGGCGGACGCGCTGAACTGGGTCGGGATCAGCGAAGACGAGGTAAATAAAACGCTTTCGTCCATGTCGGATGAAACCGACCGGGCGAACTACCTCATGAATCTGCTGATGGATACCTATGACGGATCCGCAGACGCTTTCTGGAAAAATAACGAGGCCCTGGTGCAGGCCCGGGAGAATCAGGCCCTGATGGATGCATCCCTGAGCGGGCTTGGCGAGACCATTTCCAAAGTCAAGACGCAGCTCTCGTCCGAGCTATTCCCGGCACTGACCCAGCTCATCGATGCCTTTAACGGCATCCTGACAGGCGCACCAGGCGCGGGGGATGCCATGGCGCAGGCGGTGGGCCAGATCGTGAGCACGGTGGCCGAGAAGCTGCCGGAATTTTTGAGCACAGGGGCGCAGATCGTGTCCGCGCTGCTGAGCGGTATCGCTCAGAGCCTGCCGGAGATTGCAGCTGCCGGGGCGGAAGTGGTGGGAGGGTTGATCTCTTCCGTTGCGGAGAAAACGCCCGAGCTGATCCAGCAGGGAGGGCAGGTCCTGTTGGACCTGGTACAGGGATTTTCCCAACAGCTTCCGGTCTGGATTGCGGCGGCCGGAGATGCGCTGGCCGCCTTTTTCCAGTTCCTTGGCGACAATGCTCCGGCCCTGATTGAGCAAGGCGCGAACGTGCTCGGCGAGCTGGCGCTGGGCATCATCAACGCCATTCCGGGTCTTGTGGCACAGCTTCCCAAGATCATCTCGGCGATCGTATCCTTTTTGCTTTCGTCCCTCCCGCAGATCGCGGAGAGCGGCGCCCGGCTCCTGGCCGAGCTGGCCATCGGCATCGTCGGGAATATTCCGGAGCTGCTTTCGTCCGTGCTGAAAGTCAGAGTGGCCATTCTGGACGGTCTGAAAGCGCTGATCGGAGAAATCCCGGACATCGGGAAGAACATCGTGGAGGGACTCTGGGAGGGCATCACCGGCTCGGCTGCGTGGCTCACCGGGAAGATCAAGGAGTGGTGCGGGAGCGTGCTGGACGGAGTGAAATCCTTCTTCGGCATCCACTCGCCCTCCGCCGTGTTCCGGGACGAGGTGGGACGGTTCATGGCCCAGGGCATCGGCGTGGGCTTCCAGCGGGAGATGGCCGGCGTGGCGGCCCAGATGCAGCGGAGCATCCCGGTGCCGTCTGTTCGCTTCGGCGGACAGATGGACCGCTCCGGGGCGTCGTATGGCGCGCAGCCCTCCATCCCCGCGTCCTATACCTTCTACCTGACCACCGAGCTGGATGGGACGACTCTCGCCCGCAAGCAGTATCAATTCAACGCCCGTGAGGCCTCGCTCCGTGGCCCGTCTCTGGTGGAGGTGCCGACTGGATGAAACTGAACATCAATGGCCAGGACTTTACGGGGTGCTTCAACCGATACGGAGTCTCTCCATCCCATGAGAAGCGGGAGGGGCCCAACAGCGGGACGGACATCGCCGGAGGGACCATCCTGGATGTGGTGTCGGTCAAGGCGGTGCTGGACCTGGAGGCCAACGGGCTGAATCAGGCGCAGTACTCCGCCCTGATCCGGCTGTGTAAGCTGACCTATGTGACCGTGACCTACGACGATCCGGACACAGGGGAGGAAGTGACGCGGGTCATGATCCCAACAGCCGGGGCGCCCACACAGGTGCCCCTCTCCGGGCGGGGGAATTGGTACAAGGATCTGACGCTCAACCTGCGGGAGAGGTGATGGGATGAACCGGCTGATATACCGGAATAAGGCGTATACAGGGGAGACCCGGGATCTGCTGTCGGCCTCCGCCAGCATCGGGGACGCCCTGGCCGCGGAGAGCCTCAGCGTGGATACCCTCACCGCCAGGGTGCTGAACTACGACACCAGACTCCTGCCCCTCGCCGCCGACGGGAAGCTGCTGGCTGCGGAGGGAGTGCTTCTGGCCGCACAAACGGCCCGTCTGGGGCTGGACAAGTCCTACCGGTACGGGGAGCCGGTCTGGTACTATCACGGGGAGGACCTCATCGGAAAGTTCTATGTGGAGTCCATTCCCCGCACGGGCCGCGAGGCCTATCAACTGAAGGCGGTCTCCGCCGTGGGACTGCTCCGCTCCTCCTACTACTACGGCGGCATATACAACGGCATTTCCCTGGCAGAGCTGGCGGCCGACATCATCCGCGGCATCATCGCGTACCGGATGGACCCGGCCCTGGGAGAGACCATCCTGTATGGCCTGATCCGCAAAAAATCCAGACGGGACGCCCTGCTGGACACGCTCTTTGCCGCCGGCGCGATGATCGAAAAGGATGAGACGGGCCTGCTGTCCATCGTGCCCCAAAAGGAGAGGACGCCCTACGGACTGGAGGAGACCGAGATCTACATGGGCGGCTCGGTGGCCGGGGATACCCCGGCTACCCAGATCAGCGTGACGGAGCACTCGTTCGCGGCCCTTCCGGGGGACACTCTGGTCACCCTCTTCGACGGCGAGGCGGCCGCGGAAGTGCTGGTGACCCCCATGGGTGCACAGGTGCGCGGCGTGCTGGTGGAGTTCGACGAGCCCGCCCACGACCTCCAGGCGGCCAACGGAGTCATCCTGGAGAGCGGCGCAAACTACGCGGTCCTGGGACCATCCTCCTCAGTGACCCTGACCGGAAAGCAGTACACCCATACCCAGCGGGTGCTTACCAAGGTCCTCTCGGACCAGGGCACCCCGAATGTGATCCAGTCCTCCGCGTGTGAGTTGGTGAGCCTACTCAATGCGGAGAATGTGCTCAAGCGGCTGGAGGCCTACTACGGGCACGCGGTGTCCTACCAGATGGACCTGGTGGTCACCCACCAGAAGCCGGGGGACGCGGTCACCTTCGTCGATCCCTTCGGGGAGGCGGCGTCCGGATACATCCGGGACCTGGATATCACCATGTCCGGCATCCTGAAGGGGAGTGCCACCATCGTCTCCGGCTATATCCCCACCGCGTCGGGCAACTACTACGAGCACGTGGCGGTCCTGACCGAGGACACCGACTTTGTCATGCCGCCGGAGTGCAAGGGCAAGGCCCGGGTGGTGGTCATCGGCGGGGGCGACGGCGGCGGCCTGGGAAGCCCCGGAAAAGAAGGCGGGAAAGCGTCTGCTGACAAGTATGGCGCAGCCGGTGAGGGCGGCGCGCCCGGCACGCCAGGCAATGGCGGCAAGATCTATGTGGAGACCATCCAGGCATCACCCGGGCAGCGCTTTGCGGTAAAGATCGGCCCTGGCGGAAAGGGAGCTACCTTGGACGCGGAAGCTGAGCCGGGCGGTGAGACCACCTTTGGGGCGCTCTCCTCCGCCGATGGCCGGAGCGCCGCAGAGGGATATGTGAACCTCTTTGACGGATCCATTTATGGAGACGTAGGCATCAGCGGCATCCCCGGCGGGCGAGGCTCCGGAGCCGGGGAGACTGGCACGGAGGTCGTGCCCGGCGAGGACGTGGAGTACAAAGGTGTGATCTATCGCCCTGGTGAACAGGGCGAAAGCGGCCATTATAGCAGCTACTATGGCCTTGGCGGCCTTGGCGGCGGTGCTGCTGCCGGAGCACCCGGCGGAAACGGCGAGCGAGGATATGTAAACAGCCAACCATTTGCAAATGGCGGTGAGGGCGGCGATGGAGCCGTCCCTGTAAAAGCCGATGACGGACTCCGACGTGGGCAGGGCGGAGGCGCCGGACACGGCGGCGGAGGCGGCGGAGGCGGCGGCCCCGCAAAAGGACCCGACTCGTCCAGCACGTGGTACGGTCAGGGTGGATCTGGAGGCGACGGCGGCGAGGGCGGCGACGGAGCCCCCGGCATGGTACTTGTATATTATTGAGGAGGTAACATGGCACATACCACAGAAATTATGGTCAACGGCATCCTGACCCAGGTGACGGAATTTGACCACTCCGCCCAGGATATCGACGACGCCGTGGATGCACTGAATGGGGCAAAGACGCCTCAGGAGGCGCTTGCGAATTTGGGGGCAGGGGTGCGGCCTTCCAGAATTGTGAATGGCGGCTTTAAAGAAAACCAAAGAGGGAAGAACAGCTACACAGGAGCCTGGAACTATTGCTTTGACGGGTGGGTGCTTTCGAGCAACATGACGATCGAGAAGAGCGGGAATGGGGACATTGTTGTCTCCAATACATCCGCCTCCGAGAACGGTTATCTTATACAGAGAATCGAATCCCCATTGTTCGACGTAGTATCGACATTTTCTGTTGTAACAAATGAAGGAGTTTTCTGCGCGACTGGGAATATGAACTCTGTCAGTCACGACGGATTTAGCGAATCAACCTCGTTTGGGTCGGTTTCGGTAGAATGGGATAGTAGTTGGCAGTACGTTTCAATAGGACTTCGTGCTGGGCAATCGATTACGTTTCCGACTTCAAAAGGTGTTGTTGCAAAGTTTGAAGATGGCCTTAATCAAACTTTGGCTTATCAAAAGTCTGACGGTACATTAGAACCGATTCCGCAGCCGGACAGCAAGCCGGGGCAGATTCTGGCGGAGTGCCAGCGGTATATTTATTCTCCATTTTATGGAGCCTTTCCAACAGCTCCGATTGGCACTGTGTTTGTCAGCAACCAAACGACCGGATTTGTAGTAGTAAAGACGCCTGTTCTCATGCGCACAAAGCCGGTTTTCTCTGGAGATCCGTCAAAACTTTGGATCGTAAAGAGCAACGGAGGAGGCGCACAAAGACCCTCCGCGTTGAGCGTAATGGGTATGTCCGGGTGTGGTGTGTTCCTGTCCGTCACCGCGTCTTTTGAGGATGGCGGACAATACATCATGTATTCCGAGGACATATCGAACCCGTCGGATTTCCTTCTCTCCGCCGAGTTGTGAGGTGATTACTGATGGAAATGACACAATCGAAAGTGTATGTTAAGGCCGACGAGCGCGGCCGAATTACCCGTTGCGACGGCGGGTATACCGCCCCCGAGGACCTGCCCGGCTGGACGCAGATCGACGAAGGCGTGGGCGACCGGTATAACCTCTGTCAGTCGCACTATTTTCCCTCCGGACTGTACACGGAGGACGGCGTCCCCCGGTACAAGTTGACGGACGGCCGAGCGGTGGAACGCACGGCGGAGGAGATCGAGGCAGACCGGGCGGCCATCCCTCCGGCGCGTCCGTCCCGCACCAGCCAGATGGAGGCGGCAGTCATGGCTTTTGCAGCGGCTGCTGTGGATATCGAGGACACTGTGGCATTGCAGATTCCGGACCTTTTCCCCACGTGGGCGGACGTGTTGAAGGAAGGTAAGGAACTGCCGGAGGGCCGCATCATCCAGGACGGCGGGCAGCTTTACCGTGTGGTGCAGGCGGTCACGCCTCTGGAGAGTCAGCCGCCCCACGGGGAGGGCATGCTGGCCGTATACCGGCCAATCGACCAGGAGCACGCCGGGACCGCAGAGGACCCCATCCCGTGGGTGCTGGGGATGGACTGCATTGCAGGTAAGCATTATTCGTACAAAGACAAGGTGTACCGGGTGGCCGCGGGCGGCAGCATGACACCATGCGTCTGGCCGCCGGATACGCCCAGTATGTGGCAGTGGGAGGAGATCGCATGAGTTACAAAATCGCGGAATACCAGCAAGATAAATACCGTTTTCATCTGTACGATAATGTGAAGCGTCTCACCTGGAAGCAAATCAAGGCAGAGCAGGGACCAAACTGCGTGGGCGTGGTCAACCTGGCCTATTTTTCCATGGCGAGCTACTCCCACCAGAGCGCAATCATGATCGGCGGCGCGTGGGGTCTGCGACCCAAATACCACGAGTACGGCATCTTGATCGACGAGGCGGGTCACCTCTCCGTCGGCACCGAGGACCAGGCAGTCTATGACTATGCCATCGGCTGCCCTCCGGTGGATATCAACGGCCGACGGTATACCGACAAGGATGGCGGGCGCAATGGGTGGACATACACTGGGATCAAGCCGGACGGGACGGTTGTAGTCCTCCTTTGCTCCAAGGACACGCCGGAGACCACGGATTCCCTGGAGGACGCCCTGCGGGCGCGTGGGTGCGTCCACATCCTCCGGTGGGACGGCTCCTGGTCATCCCAGGGCACCCTTGGGCCGAGCCTGGAGGTGACGCCAAGCCAGCGGCGCATCTGCCGGTCCTGGCTGCTCATCTTCCGCCGGAGCGGTGAGGATAAGCCAGACGGAGACAAGGAGGATACCATGAGCAAACAGTACACGGTCACGCCGTCCATCGGCGTGAACATCCGCAGCGGCCCGGGTACGGGCTATGGAAAGACGGGAGCCTACCCCTGCGGCACGGTGGTCACCGTCCTGGAGGAGCGGGATGGCTGGGGAAGAACGGACAAGGGCTGGGTCTCCTTGGACTACCTGGAGCCGGTAAAGGCCCCTCAGCGGACCACTGACAACGGCATTGCCATCCAGATCGACTACATCCCCCAGGGCCGGAAGAACCGCCCCGGCGGCTTCAACCCGTGCAGCTACCTCACCATCCACGAGACTGGGAACGCAGCCCGGGGGGCGGACGCCGCGGCCCACGCCTCCTACCTGAAGGGGGATGTAGCCGCCAACGCCCTGGTGAGCTGGCACTACACGGTGGACGACCACGCCATCGTCCAGCACCTGCCGGATACCGAGACGGCATATCACGCCGGTGACGGAGCCAAGGGACCCGGCAACACCAAGAGTATCGGCATCGAGATCTGCGTGGACTCCGGCGGGAACTTTGAGAAGGCAAAAGAGAACGCCGCCGCCCTGGTGCGCCTCCTGATGGATGAGCACAGCATCCCCCTGGAGCGGGTAGTGCAGCACCACCATTGGAACGGCAAGGACTGCCCCCGGACGATCCGGAACACGCCTGGCGGCTGGGAAGAGTTCCTGAAGCTGTGCAAAGGGGAGGAGCCCAATGTGTCCAACTTGGACACCGATGTGGACGAATTGGCCAAGGCCGGGATCGTAACCAGCCCGGACTACTGGAAGACCGGCAGCGGATACGCGGACGCCAATGTGGTGTGCTTGATCCACGCCATGGCGGAGTATCTTCGGAAGGAGAAAGACTGATATGGAGCATGTGAATACGTTCAAAGCTGCGCTGTCTGCTTTCTGTGCTGCCCTCACCGCACTGTGGGGCTGGTTTGGCTGGCTGGTCATTGCCTGGATCTCCTGCATGGCCATCGACTATGCCACCGGGTCCTGCGCGGCGCTGCGAGCAGGGAAGTGGTCCAGCCAGGCCGCCAGAGATGGCATCTGGCACAAGCTGGGGGCGGTCGTGGCGGTCATCGTAGCCGGCATCTTGGACATGGTAATCAGTATGATCCTGGAACATATGCCTGGCATCAGCCTGCCGTTTACATATGAGGTCTTTTTCTGCCCGCTGGTGATCGTGTGGTATATACTTACGGAGGCCGGAAGCATCATTGAGAACGCCGGAGCGCTGGGGGCGGATATCCCGCCCTGGCTTACGAAGGCCATTGAGTCCCTGCGCGAAAAGGTGGACGATGGGGCAGGAGCACAAGAGGATACAAAATAG